GCACCCGCCGCCGACAAACACGACCGTGCGTATGACGCAATTAGAGCTTTGTCTTGTTTGCTCATGGCTTAATCATGTTCGTTAATGTGCCGATCTATTTTTTTCTCAATACGATCCAACGACGTATGAACAATGCCATGATCGGTTTTGTTTTCTTTAATGAGCTTGTGTATGAGCGCAACAACAATAGAGAAGCCACCAGTAACGACAATGCCCAAAATCTCGTTGCCCATGTCATTAGGCCCCCGGCAAGGGCGGCGGTGGCGGGCATGGTGCCGGGCTAAAGTCGTGGGTTTCGGGGTCGTAAACCGATCCATAGCCCGGGTACGTTTTGCCCGGTGCGTTTCGCAAAAATTCTACCCAACGCCCGCCAAGGTTTTTTTCAGCCCACGCAGCGTTACCAACGATAATTTCGCAAACCTCGTTTTGGTCGTTTAATAGTGCCGTGCAAAGCTCGTTTGTGTCGCTCATGGCTTTGACCTTACATAAGCAACGCCTGACCAACCGGCGTTAGTGCCTGACGTTCCGGCACCGCCCCCGCCCGTATTGTTTGCGCCCGTTCCAAGTCCTGCCGCGCCTGATGTTCCGGCACCGCCGCCACAACGGTAAGTAGTTGTTGCTACTTGGCCGAGCCAAAGCGAAACGTCAAGGCCGTTACCGCCGTTTACGCCGCTTCCGGCTGCGCCCGCGCCACCGCCACCGCCCGAGTTACCGCCAACGGCTGAGCCGCCCGCGTTCCCAAAATACGCCCATTGGACAACGCCGCCAAGTTGTGCGCCACCGTACACGCCGCCGCCGCCCGCGCTGCCACCGTACGGGCTTTGCCCACTTAAATAACTACCGCCGCCGCCACCAAAAGCAATAAAACAAACAAGGTTGTTATCGGCGCTTGTAAATTTTGTTTGCCCGCCTTGGCGACCAAGCGACGTATTTCCGGCACCTACCGTAATAGTGTATGTTGCGGCCGGTAGATACTGGCGGTAAACAAAAAACAAATCGCCGCCGCCACCGCCGCCGCCGTTACCGTTGCCAAATCCACCGCCAACGCCACCCGCACCAATAAGCAACAAATCAACAAACCCCGCCGTAGAAATAACGAGGTTGGCCGACGACGTAAACGTATGCAGCTTGTAACTGATACCGCCCGACGTAATGGTAGACGTAGAAGCGCCGCCGCTTGCCGTTGCATAAGGCGTGTAAAGCTCATTAAAGTTGTTGTTTAATTGCGAAGCTTGCAAAACCTGCCCGCTAACAAACGTGTATTGTGCCATGGCTTTAGCCTAATACGTTAAAGCTGTCTAGGGTGCCATACGTCGGGTCGTCAAGAATTAGGTCGTAAACGACTTGGGCTACGGCGGTGTAGTACCTAGCGGTATGGCCCCCGGCAAAGTCAATGCGGTGTTCTATGCCCTCTACCGTTAAGTCCTGAGCTAATGGCGATGGGCTGCCGCCAATTAAAATGTCTTTCTTTATGGCTATGTAGGTGCCTATGTCCACAATTGCGGCCGCGTCGCGTTCGCTAGTTGTGAGCGATCCAAACCACGTGGCCACCGACGTAAAACGCGGTTCGGCGGTTGGCTCTAGCAAATAGTTAGCCAAATCTAAAGCGGCCGTATTGTCGTGCAAAAGGCTGCCATCTATGTAGAGCGACTTAATAAAAAATTCGGTTTGGCTTGCCGTGTCGTTTACAAGCTGTTGCGTTCCACCGGCCGGGGTGATGGCTACACGGTTAATAATGTCCTCGGCCTGAAATGAAATTTCCAAATCGTTATACTTTGCCCCGGTATTATCGTCCTTAAAGTAAATGGACGGTGGCCCGGACACGTTGCCTATGCGATCTTGGCTAACAAGTACGCCGTCACGGTCAATAAAAATACGGCCACGTTCCGCGGAATACGTAATTTGGTCAAAATAGGCTTTTACGTTTGTACCCTCGGAAATGGCGTATTGAGTACCGCCGCCAAGCTCAACCGTTCCGGCAGCAATGTTGCGAGCCGCGCCCGTTGGATAATTAACCCCGGCACGGTCAAGAATGGCGTTAATTCGGGTGCCGGTAAATTCTTTTGTTGGGTTGTGGCCGGTAATAAATGTTTGCGCCAAACGATACATATTGTCCACGCAAAATACGGTTACTGTGTCTAAACCGCCAAGCGTAAATTGGTAGTCGTAATTCACAATAAAACCCGAAAAAATCGTTTGTGCCACGTTGCTTGCGTTATAACGGACAAGCTTTACGGCTCGGCCGGGGGCAAGTCCGGGGGTGCCTGCGGCTTGGTCGTAGTACGGGTTACTTGGGTCGTCGTCAAACGGGTTGAATACGCCGTCGGCCAATGTGTCGTTTAGCGTAAAGCTCATCGTGCCGTTAGTAAAAGCGTCGTTTTCGTCGCGGCGCCCTCTTTTAAGCGATACGTTAAGCGTTCCCTCAGCCACGCTCGCGTAGCTTGTAGAGCCATCTAACACGTATTGCGTGTTGTTTAGTACGCCTTTAACGGGGTCGTCCAAAACAAAGCCGTCCACCAAAAAACCAACGTCCACTAAAACGTCGTATTTCCCGGCGTTCGGGATCGTTACCGCCGCCATTTAAGCCACCGCTACGGGAATTGGGCCTTGCGTTTGGTTGTATTGGCGCAACGAATTAACTACCGCTTCGCCAATTTCTGCGCTAGTCGCAAAACCGCCGTTTACGTTTACGGTTATGCCGCCGCCCATTTTGCCCATTTGTGACAACGGTATAACCGCTTCGGGGCCTGCCTCACCAATAAGCGCCAACGTTGGGCCGGTCACAATGCCGCCCGCAGCCATAGCGGGTACGCCCGCTATACCGGCAATTACACGGTTTACGCGTTCGTTAATTACTACGTCAATGTTTACGGTTCGGCCAAGCTTGGCGGCGATCCGATCCATTTGGGCCATAAGTTTTGGCGTTAGCTCTTTTAGCTTCGTGCTAATGCCATCTACCATGTTTTGCGCGGCTGTAATTCCGGCCGTCATAAAGTTAGTGGCAGCTTGTAAACCAATTTCGTCGGCCGCTGTTTTAGCGCTTTCTACAAGTTGGTTGGTTTCAGCAATGGCGGTAGCACCACCGGCAATAAGCTGATCCGCAATAGCGGTACCGGCTTGCTGTCCTGCGCCAAGCACTTGTTGTAGTGCCTCTTGGCTAAGCCCCGCTTTAAGTAGCTGCGCTAGTTTGCTTGTGTAATTGGTGATCCCGGCCACTTGGTCGCGTAAACCTTGCAAAAACCCTGCGCCCGTTTCGCTACCGGCCTCTTGCGCATCACCAAAATTAAGCGCTGCGCTAATGCTTTCCGACACGCTTTTAGCAAAATCGGCAAACGCTTTTTTAGCGTCGTCAAGGCTGCCCTGCGCCTCTTTAAGCGCGTCCTGCAACTTGCCCTTAAACAGCTCGCTAAAGCGCTTAACTTTGCCACCCGCACCCGCCGGGTTATCAACGTCCACTTCGTCGCCCAAATCCCCGGCTGTTTCTGCAAGCATTTTGGCGTAGTAGCTGCCATAACTCATACGGCCGCCCGCGTCGTAAACTTGCTTGGCGAAAGCGTCAAATTGTGCGCCTAGCTTGTCGGTGTCAATTAGCTCACCAAAAGCGTCTTTAAGCGACGTAGCCGCACCAATTAGGTTGCCTTTAATGCCCTGCCATGAAGCTTGCGCAACTTTTGCGCCTTTGTAAATTACGTTAATAAACCCGGCTGTAGCAAGCGTTAGAGCTTTAAGCACCGGCGTAATGTCAATGCCCGCCCGCTTAAATTCCGCGATCATTTGCGAAACCCCGGCACCAAAACCGTCCTCACCAATGGCGGCGGTTACACGTTCCACGGCCGGGGTGACATGATTGTTAAACCACGTAACGACTTGCTGCACTACCGGGATAAGTGCGCGGCCAAGGTTCATGCGTACATCGTCAAGGGTTGCGCCAAGTATTTTCATTTGCCCGGCGAGGCCGCCCGACGTTCGCGCAAAATCGCCTTGGGCGTCGCCCGTTTGCTCGTAAATAACCTTTTGGGCCGCTAATACCTTTTGTTGCGCGGTAAGCGCCCCGGTGCCTCGGTAAATGCCAAGCTCAAGCGCGGCCGCTTTAAGCGCCGCGTCGTTAAGCAAAACGTTGTATTTGCGTATTGGCTCGTTTTCGCCGCGTAGCGCAGCGCCAAGCGCTGTAATGGCCTCATCTACCTTTGTGTTATTAAAGCTTGCTAGATCGGCAGCGAGCTTTACAAAGTCGGTGCTAAACGTGGAAAGATCCTTACCGGCAAGCCCGGCAGATTTTCCAAACATGGCGAACGTAGCCGCAGCGTTAAGGGCAGCGGTTTGACTAAGCCCCAATTCGCGGGCAGCTGTACGGCTAAAGTCTTTAACTTCTGCGGAAATAGCACCAAAAACAACTTCGGTTTTACTAAGCGTTTCGTTAAAGTCTGAAGCCGCTTTTACAGCGCTAACACCAAAAGCGACAGCTGCACCGGCCGTGGCTGCAAGCGCAGCACCAACAACGGGCAACGCGCTGCCCATTTTGCCAAATGCTGCTTCGGCTTGTTTAATGCCCTTATCAACAAATTGCGTAATTATCGGTATGTTGATAGCCATTAGCGCCGCCTCAGCTGTCGGTTAGTCATACGTTCTACGTCTTTAAGTACGTCCTCTACTTTTTCCACAACCGCGGGCCGGTTATTTTCTACGGCCTTGTCAATAGCTCGGGGTTGCGGGCCAACTTCTGCGTTAAGGTTTTGCACAAAAAACCCGCTTTGTTTATTGCGCCCGGCATGGTCATAAATAGCGCCGGCGGCGTCGGCTTGCTGAATGACCATTAAGCGATAAGGCAGCGCGCCAAACGGTACTTGCTCGGTGTATTTGTTGCCGTATTCGTCGCTGCGGTTAAAGTTCACGTACCGTTCCCGGGTTGGCCTAACGCCTACGCGCACTTTAAACCCCTTTTGTACCTGATCGGTACGCCAAGTAATTTCGCGGCCTTGTATCAAGCTGCCTCGCACCATGCCGGACAAAGGCGCCCCGTTGCCCTCGCTGTTGTCGTAATAGGACACCATAGAACGGGCCTCTTGGATAATCTGATCACCCGCAGCTTTAATGCGTTTTGTTACTTGGCGGCGGTACTTTTTATCTATGTCGTTAAGCGCGGCTAGGGCCTCTTTTACGCCCTCAATTTGTACGACTACGCCGCGCATGGTTGCTACCTTTGTTTGTGTTTGTCCTGCAACACTTTAACGACCGTAGCAAGGTCGTATAGGTCAAACGGGATACCCGGCGGCCACCAAGAAACCGCAACTAGCAATTCGGCTAATTGTCGTCGGTAGGTGCCGCTTGGGTAGGGTTTGGCGCGTCCTGCTCTACTACCTCAATGTATGGGGCCGAAAGCTTTTTAATAAAGTCGTCAAACGCTGCGGGTACGGTTTTGTTGTTTTGCTTTGACGCTTCGTACGCAAGATACGCCAAATCCTCAAGGCCAAGCCCGGCGGCCATGTCGCCTGCCTTGCGCCTAAATTTGCGTTCCCACAACACAACGGTAAAAAGGTTGGTTGTTACTTCGTACGCGCCGTCGGGTGCGTGGACTTTAAGCGTTAATTGCATTGTTAGCCTTTCGTGTCGGGCCGATTATGGCGCGGTTTACGGGTTCGTGGTGTCAGCGGTGTAAACGCCGCCGGTAAATGTAACGTCAATCATGGAAAGCTCGCCCATGGTGGCGTTCACAACCGGCAATTCGGTAAGCAATGCACCCGTAAGCGTAAAGCCCGGGTTGGTTGCGCTGTCCACGCCGCTTGCGGGCTTAACAATGACCGTCGTGGTACCGCCGACAAGGCTGGCCAAAGTTGCGTAAGTCTCCGAGCTTGCATAGCTCATGTAAAGCGAAAGCGTAACTTCATGGTTGCCAAGGCCGGAAACATACTTGCGGCTTGTGTCACCAAACGCCGTGTTTTCCAATTGGTCGTAACGCTGCGTAAACGTTGCGGCGGTGCATTGGTCAGAAAGATCAACCGAATTAACGGTTACAACCGGGTTGGAAAGGTAGGTTGTCGTTGCCATGGCTTAATTCTCCTCGTCTGTCTCTAGCTCTTTTTTAGCATTTTTTGCGGGCTTCGGTGCGGATACCGCGGCGATAAATCCGGCTGCAATAAGCGCGTCCACGTTTACGCCGGTTGCTGCTGCTCTTTCGGCGTCGTATTCGCTGCCCGGTTCACCGATCCGGGGGCTAACAATTTTGTATTTGGTCATAGTTACCCCGTTTGCGCTTGCATTTCTACCATTAAGTCATAAGCCGGGTATTCGCCGGTACCCATTACGGCAATGGTGGGCCGGCCGTCGGTTACGGCAATGTTAGCCGCCAACAGCTTTGCGGCCATGTTCATTAGCGACCGTTGCGCGTCAAGGTTGCCCGGGCCAAGAGTAATGAGGCGCACCGGGTAGGACATTTGCACAATGTTGTAGTTAATTGCCCTAAACGTCGGTGCCTCAATAAAAGCGCACGGTGGCACAATGTTGCGCGGGTCGTTAGCCACTTGTAGCCCGGTAATGCTTTGCAGCTTTGCCGTAAGGTCGTCTAACGCCTCGTTAAAAAGGTCGGTATAGGCAACAACGGGCATCTAGTAAACCTGCGCCCGGTCAATGCCCAAAAGCTGCTTAATCATGGGGCTTACGCCGGTGCTGCCGCCGGTGGCCATCCCGTCAAACCCGGCAAAGTCGGTAATACTGCCACGCTGACGGTAAAGAAAGCCACCGTAGGCAATTGTGCCAAGCGTTACCGCTGCATTAGGGCTAGTGCTAAGGCTGTCTTGGTAGCCGTTTTCGGCCCTGCGCCTAAATGCAAAGCTGTTAGCGGCTGCCGCGCATTGCGTTAAAAATGCTTGGTCAAGCGCTGACGCGGTGCCAATGCCTAGCCAATCCTCAATTTGGGTAGCTGTAACCCACGTGCAAGTACCCGTAGCGTACGTAAATGTGCCGGTAGCTGCGGTTCGCTGTACGTCGCTACCTACAGCCTTGTAAAGCACTTGGTTGCTAAGCGGTGCTTCGTAGTTGTAGGTAAGGTCGCCCTCGTCGTCGGTACCCAAAAACAAGAATTGGGGCAAAGCCCAAACCGTAAATGTTCCGTCAAATGGGGCGCCGACGCCCGCGACCGTAAAGCTATCGCCCACGGCCAACGGGTCGGCGTCGGTCAGCAATTGGACAACCGCGTAGTTATCCAAAAGCTGCTTGTTGGTTATTTGTGCTACCGCCATGGCGGGCAACCCGCCTTTCGGTTAAGCGTTAATAATCTTGACAAACTTGGTGGCGTCAGCCATGAAAGCTGCCGCGTATCCGCGGAAAGCTATCGTGCGGGCCAACTTGCTTGGTTCGTCAATGCTGATAGCGCCCTTTTGCTGCTCGTAAAACTCAAAACCGGCGGCCGGGCCTGCGGCGTGACCGATAACGCCCGAAAGGGTGCCGGTCGTGGTGCCGCCTGCCATGTTCTTATCAACGACAAGCACGAGGCCCAACGGGTTTCCGTTCCACGTAACCGCAGACGAATTGCCAAGCGCGTTCTGTCCGATCAAGTTGGGCGCACCAACGTACGGGAAAACGGGTTGACCGTTGTTGGTGAGCATACCGAGCTTGGCCCAAGTGACGGGCGAAACAAAGTAATGCGTCGGCAAGTAGTTGCTGCTGTTGCTGATCTGATACGCAGCGCCGTAAATTGCGCTGAGCCAATCGGCCGGGTCGGTAATGTCGTTCAGCGTTTCGTTTTGCGTCACGCCTGCAACCATGGTGTCCACGGCGTAATTGTCCGTGGCCTGCCCGTAGGCGATGGCGAGCTGCTCCAAAACGATGTTTAGCGAATTCGGATCAGTCCAGTCCAAATCTTGTTCTGACATAGTTACGAACGTTCCAAATGTGCGCTTGCTTACGTCGTTGTTGGAAACAACAACCGTGGACGGGTCAAGCGTCGTATTCTGTCCGGTGGGCTGCTCAGTAACAACCGGGCGCGTAGTGATAACCGGGCGGCGGAATGTTGCGCCCATCTGCGGCATTGCCTTTGCGCCAATTGCCGACACGAACGGGCGAATTGCGTTAAGTCCGTCGTACACCGGCGTAACGATCTGTTCCGGCAAGATACCGGGGGTGTCGCCGGTAACAATGTTCGGCGCGGCTGCCGTAATGTTTGCGTTCAGCTGCGCAAAGTCGTGACCGCCACGAAAATACGCCGCCATGTATTCGGCAGGGCTTGGCAGCTTAAAGCTACGCGGCTGCGCGTAAACGGTCGTGGTGATCTGCTGCGCCTCAATAACGGCGGGCTGCTCGGTGTGCTGTTCCATGGGGGTTGTCTCCTCTTGCGGTTCTTGTTCTTTATTATTGCTTACTTCCGTGTTTTCTTGGTGGATAGTCGCGGCTACTTTTTCCACGACGGCCCCCGGTACTGCACCGAACGGCACAAGGCTTAGCTCTTGCCAGTCGGCGGCCTCAATAACCATAACGTCGCCGTCATAGCTAAATTTCGTTGGGTTTACCCCGACGCTTACCGCGTCTAAAACGCCATCGGCGGCAAGGGTAAGCGCTTCGTTTCCAAGGCCGGTTTCGCTAATGCGAGCCTCAAAAAGTACGGCGTCGCCAACTTCTACGCGGCTCTCAACTACGCCTACGGGCTTGCTTGCGTCGTGGTACAAATACATTTTCGGCTTTTTGCCGCCCAAGGGCAAGCTGCCCGGGGCAAAACGGACTTTTTGGCCGTCGCTAACGATGGCGTCCACGCCGTATTTAACGGCGACACCGGCCAACGTGCGGCGTGGCAGCTCTCCCGCGGGTGCGGCGTCAAGTGTCAATTCTTGGGGGGTTAGGTAAATCATGCGCCGTTTCTCCTAGCGTCTGTTGGAATGTCCATTTCGTCGGCGTCCTCAAGGTCGGGCAAGTCGCCGCTAAAACTTTCGCCTAAGTAGCTTTCTACGTCAAACTTTACGAACGTTCCACGCGGTAATACGTTGTCGCCGCTAAGTGTTTGCGCGATGCAATCCGCATACGGTTTTACGCCAAAAATGTAAAGATCTTGCCGCGCTTGTTCGCTGCTTTGGTAGCTGTATGCGCCGGTGCTGACACCAACCAAGTAAGGCGGCACGTTTGCAAGTCGCGCCATTTCCAAAGCCTGAAAGTTTGCGGCGTCAATCAAAAGCATTTTGTCGGGTGTCGCGTCGTTAATAATTACTTCCGTATGTTCGTTTACCATGCACGTTGCATCGTTGCGGCGGTGAGCGTCAAACGCTGCGGCCATGTCTGCCATTTCCGTACCGCTTAAAGGCTCTCCTGACTTTTGACGCAGCACTACGGCGGGTTGGCTGCTGCTCGCGTTTCTGTTACGCGCTTGTTCTAGCTTTAGCGCTGTCATTACCGCACTAGGGCTAGTCGTGTTTAGGCCCTGAATGGGGCTAATGAATTGCACAACGTCGCGATAGTCAATCGGCAAACCGTTAAACAAAATTTGTTTGGACGGCGCAAAATAAATTTGTCCGCTTTGATCCTGCGTCGTCACCATTGCCGACGGCAACCGCGTAAACGACGTTGGAAAGCCGTCGCTCGTCCTCTCGGTAACGTATAGGAAAGCCCGCTGCGTAAAAAAAAGATCGTCAAACAACCACGCAAAAAGTGTGCTATTTGGTAGCCCTTTATCCAAACGACGCAACCACGACCGCGGCGCCTCGGGGACTTCTTCCATTTCTTCGCCGTTCCACATTTCTTTATACATGACAAGTGGAAGCGTGGAAATAACCGACGCCATAAGGTCACGCGCACGGGAAACAGTCGGAATGGACATAAGCCGCGCTCTAAGGTCGCCCTGCAAATAGCTGTAGTAGTTGCCAATTTGTCCGGCGCCCGTGTTGGTTGTCCAACCGCCACTAATTGCGGCTTTAACCGGGGTGTCGTTTTCGGGCTTGCGGCCAAATAATGCCATGCGTGTAGTTAATCACACTTGCCGTGGTTTTGGTGGCAACCAACCCGCGAGCAAATCCCGACGAAAGGCTACGGGTTGGCGCCGCCAACACTTTAACTAAAAGCGCCGCCTAATGTTGGTTTGCCTACTAGCTGCGGTTTACTTGCGAGCGCGGCCGCCCAAATCATGCAGCGGCAAGCCTCAATTGGGCCGGGGCTGCGGGTGCTACTTACCGCAATAGCGCCTTGGTGTTTTACTAAAACGGCGCGTTCCACTTGTTGGGTAAGTGTTTGTTCGCCGCTATGGGTAATGCGGTTTTCTACGATCATGGCGCGTACGGTTGCCGTCCATTTGAGTAGCTCTTTATAGCCGACGATTACGCGGCGTTTTTCTAGGTGGGGCGGTACGTGTATGTCCAATCCGGGGGTTACGGCAAGGCGTAATAGCGGTTGTTGCCGGGTTAGGTCGTCCACAATGCGCCAAAGCTCGGCCATGCTGTCGGCCACAAACTCAAGCTTTACGTGCGTTTTGTCGCCTGATTGGACGGCCCTAACGCCGGTGTAGCGGCTGTCGTCAAGGCTGCTTTCTATTGCTAGGACGCCGCCCGGGGGCGCGGCTTGTTCGGTGCGCAAAGCGTCAAAAATGCCGGGCTCTAACCAACCTTGGCTAGTGGCTTGCCATAGGTTTACTGACGCCCGCAAGAAAGCCGCCCGGTTTGGGCTTTGAGCTTCAGCCCGTAAAACGTCCAAGTCAAGGGTATGCCCTAACGCCGGGTTGGCGTACGCCCAAGCTTCGGGGGTCATTGGATCTATGGCGGGTGGGCTGTATTCCGCAAAGTAAAGCGGCCCGGGTTCGCCGCTGTCTATTTGCCTAAGCCCTTGGTCACGCCACCTAAGCATTGCGTGGCTTTCTTGGGTACCGGCGGTACTTGTCATTAAAAGCAAAGGGTTTTTTTTGGCTCGTTGGCTTGGCAAAAGGCCGTCGTCAATAGCGGCTTCACTTATTTGCCAAATTTCGTCAGCAACTACTAGCGACGCGCTAAAGCCGTGGCCCGCATTAGGGGTAGCTGCTCGGGCATACCAAACCGAGCCGTCGGGCATAGTCACTTTTGACCGGCCATACGACCACGACGGTTTAGCCCCAAAGTGCGTTTCTAGGATCGGCGCCAAATACCCGAAAAACGATTGAGCAAGGCTCAAGTCGTGGGCCACCGTAATAACCGTTTGGGGCTCGCCCCGGGCCGCGCCCTGCGTAACAAGCCACCAACCCACTATTGCGGCGTTAAGGGTGCTTTTACCGTTCTGCCGCGCTACGGAAAGGTACGCCTGCCGGTGCAACCATTTGCCGTTTTCATCATGCGCCGTAATACCCGCCAAAACGTGAAGCTGCCACGGCATAAGCCGCACCCGTAAAACCTTTTCCGCAAATTCGGCCACGTTGGGTACATAGTTAGAAAAACCACGGTGCGTGGTCGTTTCTAGTCTTGGCTGATCCCGGCCGGTCGTCGCCGGTTCGGGCCGGTCGTCGCCAATCCCTTTGTTTACTTGGTGATAGAT